AGATATGACACAGCTAACCTAATTACCTCTGATAGATTTATTGGAAGACCTGCTGGTTTATTAATTGTTAGATCTGCTCAAATTGTTGATTCAGATGGAAGTTCTCAACCAAACAATAGAGATTTTTTACAGTATAGAGATACAAGTTTTATGTCAGAATTTAATCCTACGGAAGCTACTGGAGTACCTAAATATTATAGTTTATGGGACGAAGAAAGAATTGTAGTAGCTCCTACTCCTGATGCTACTTATACACTTCAGCTAAACTATATCTTGAAAGACCCTGGTTTATCTGCTACAAATACCACTACATACATAAGTCAAAATTTTCCCAACGGTTTATTGTATGCATGCCTAGTAGAAGCTTATGGCTTTTTAAAAGGGCCCATTGACATGCTCCAGTTATATGATAAAAAATATAATGAAGCCGTCAAAGGATTCTCAATAGAACAAATGGGAAGACGAAGACGAGATGAATATCAAGCAGGTGTTCCTCGAATAGGAAAACAATAAGGAGATATACTATGGCTATAACACAAGCAATTGCAAATGCTTTTAAGAAACAATTATTAGAAGGAGATCAAAACTTTTCTTCATCTGGTGGTGATGTTTTTAAATTAGCGCTTTATACTTCTTCAGCAACTCTTAACTCAGCGACTACTTCATTCACAACTACAAACGAAGTTGCGAACACAGGTACTTACGCATCAGGTGGTGATCCATTAACAGGTCAAAATACTTCAATTGCATCAGGTGTTGCAATTGTTGACTTTGCAGATTTATCATTCACAGGTGTAACGTTGACAGCTAGAGGTGCAATGATCTACAACACATCTTCTGCAGTTACTAATGCAGCAGTTGCAATTTTAGATTTTGGAGCAGATAAAACAGCTACATCAGGAACTTTTACGATACAGTTTCCAGCATTTACTACAGCAGCAGCTATATTAAGAATATCTGGTTAAGGAGAATTAAATGGCGTTAGTCGTAAACGATAGAGTTAAAGAAACCTCTACCACTACTGGTACAGGCACTTTTACTCTTGCAGGAGCAGTAACAGGGTTTGAAACTTTTTCTAGTGCAATTGGAAATACGAATACAACGTATTATGCAATTGTAAACACTACCAATGCGGAATTTGAAGTTGGACTAGGTACGGTAGCAGCTGGCACTTTAGCTAGAACTACTATTATTTCATCATCAAATTCTGACAGTGCGGTAGATTTTGCAGCAGGTACAAAAAATGTTTTCTGTACTTTACCTGCATCAAAATCAGTAATACTAGATGCAAGTGGAAACATTGTTGCAAATAATGGAAGTAATTTAACAAATTTAAATGCAGACAATTTAGCTTCAGGTACAGTCCCTGATGCAAGGTTTCCTGCTACATTACCAGCAGTTAGTGGTGCTAATTTAACAAACTTAGATGCAGATGATTTAGCTTCAGGTACAGTACCTGATGCAAGGTTTCCTGCAACACTGCCTGCAGCTAATGGAAGTGCATTAACAAATTTAGATGCAGCTAATTTAGCAACTAATTTAGTTCCAACTGCAAGACTTGGAACAGGCACAGCTTCTTCTACAACTTTTTTAGCAGGGGACCAAACTTACAAAACTATTACTGCAGATATTACAGCAGTAACAGCAGGGGATGGTTTAACAGGTGGCGGATCTTCTGGAGATGTTACATTAAATGTTGGCGCAGGTAATTTAATTGACGTTCAAGCAGATCAAATTGATGTTGATCTTTCAGAATTAGCTACATCTACATCAGACGCTGATGGAGATTTTTTTGCTGTAGTTGATGCAGCAAACGCTCAAAAAAAATTAACAAAAGGCAATATTGCTATTTCAGGTTTTAATAATGATAGTGGATTTATTGATGGGTCTGCTTTAAATGCTTCTAATTTAAGTTCGGGAACTGTGCCTGACGCAAGATTCCCAGCAACACTTCCTGCTGCAAATGGTTCAGCATTAACAGCATTGAATGCAACTCAACTTACTTCTGGAACTGTCCCAGACGCTAGATTTCCCGCAACACTTCCTGCAGCTAATGGATCTGCTCTTACAGATTTAAATGCATCAAACTTAGCTAGCGGAACAGTTGCTAATGCGAGATTAGATGCACAATTACAAGATGTAGCTGGTTTAGCTGTTACTAATGGTGGGTTTATTGTTGGCGATGGATCTAATTTTGTTTTAGAAACTGGGGCAACAGCAAGAGCCTCTTTGTCATTAGATACAGGTAATGATGTACAATTCGATTCTTTTGGTGTAGGCACAGCTGCTTCAGGAACTACTGGAGAGATTAGAGCAACTAACGATATTACTGCTTTTTATTCTTCGGATAAATCTTTAAAAGAAAATATTAAAAACATAGAAAACCCTTTAGAAAAAATTAGTCAAATTAACGGTGTGACTTTTGATTGGACAGAAGATTATATTAAACAACATGGTGGCGAAGACAAATATTTTGTTAGAAAAAATGACGTAGGTGTTATTGCCCAAGAAATAGAAAAAGTTTTACCTCAAGTGGTTGGAACAAGAGAAGATGGTATCAAAGCTGTTAAATATGACAGAATTGTTGCTTTGTTAATTGAATCCATCAAGGAACTAAAAAAAGAAATAGAAGAACTTAAAACAGGAGCCTAATCCATGGCCCTAGGAGTCACAGCATATTCAGAAGCACCTTTTGGTGCAGAACCCTCAGATGTAATTGCATATCCATCAGGTATTCAATTAACAGCTCAAGAAAATTCAGGTATCGTTAATATAGATGTAGATGTTTCTGTAACAGGTCAAAATTTAACTACAACAACAGGAAATGTAGTTGCGTTTTCATTGGTGATTGCAGAACCAACTGGAGAAGCTTTAACTTCTACTTTAGGAAACACTACAGAAGTAGCTGCAGGACAACAGGTTGATGTAACTGGTTTTGATTTAAATTTTAACCTAGCTAATTCTACACATGACACTTTAACAGCTTTTGGCGAAGCACCTTTTGCAACGTTAAGTCCAGCTACATTCCTTATTCCTGTTGAAGTAGAGGCGACTACTGGTGGTATTCTTGTAGGAACTACTTTACCTATGTCATTAGGTACTCTTTCCGTTGCAGCTGATGCTAACACTGGTGTTACTGGTCAGGCAATGACTATACAAGAAGGTCAAGCAACTGCAGATGACGCAAGTGCTGAAGTAACTGGTCAAACTTTAACATCAAATCTTGGAACAGCAGTGGGTGCTCCAAACACTATAGCGAGTGCTACTGGTTTTGATTTAACTATGCAGCCAGGTCAAGCGACTGCAGATGACGCAAGTGCTGAAATAACAGGTATTGGTATGACTGCCGCTCTTGGTACAGCTGTTTTAGATGCTAATACTTTAGTAGATTTAACAGGTCAAGCAATGACTATGCAAGAAGGTCAAGCTACAGCTACAGATTCGGTAGCAAGACCAACAGGCATTGTTATGACAATGGCTGAAGGAAATGTTGTAGGACCTGTTATATGGAACCCAGTACCTACAGGTAATGCACCTATAGATCCTCCAGGTTGGAAAGAAGTGGCTTGATTTAGATAATAATGTAATTATAATGGAAATATTAAGGGATTTAAAATATGGCAAATTCAACATCAGCTAGTTTAAAACTAACGGTTCAAGCAACTGGAGAAAACTCAGGAACTTGGGGCCAAATTACTAATACTAATTTACTTATATTAGAACAAGCTATTGGTGGATATGACGCAGTTGGTATTACTGCAGCAGCAACTTTAACTTTTTCAAATGGAACATTATCCAATGGTAAAAATCAAATAATAAAATTAACAGGAACTATTTCTGGAAATAAAAATGTAGTAATTCCAGATTCAATAGAAAAAACTTTTATAGTTGAAAACGCAACTAGTGGTGCTCACACAGTAACATTCAAAACTACTTCAGGGACTGGAGTAACTTGGGCAGCAACTGATAAAGGTATAAAAATGATTTATTCCGATGGAACAAATGTTGTAGACACCGCTTTTACAAAAGTTTCTTCAGATATTTCTCCTGAATTAGGTGGTGATCTAGATCTTAATTCAAAAAATATTACAGGAACAGGAAATATAAATACTACAGGAAATGTAGATATTACGGGAACACTAACTGCCGATAATGATGTACAAGCAGATTCAATAGGGGTAGGCACCTCACCTTCAGGAACCACCGGACAAATTCGTGCTACAGATGATATAACTGCATTTTACTCATCCGATGTTGCATTAAAAGAAGATATAGTTAATATTTCAGATCCATTAGAATCATTGAAAAAATTAAATGGTGTGTTATTTAATTGGAAAGATTCATGGATTAAAAAACAAGGTGGTGAAGATGGCTATTTTGTTAGAAAAAAAGATGTAGGGGTAATAGCTCAAGAAGTAGAAAAAGTTTTACCCGAAGCTGTTGCTCAAAGAAAAGATGGTATTAAAGCTGTTAAATACGATAGACTTACATGTTTATTGATTGAAGCGGTTAAAGTATTATCTGATAAAGTAGAAAAATTAAATAAGGAGAATAAATAATGGCACTACCGAATACTAATTTGAAAATGTCAGAAATTCAAACTGAGTTTGGAGGAAGTAATCCTATATCGCTTTCAGAATATTATGCAGGCGGAGCTAATGTTCCTAATTCTACTCCTGCTCCTAATGGGCCTATTCCAACTTCAGGACAAATTGCTATGGGTGTGTTTAGAGGTTCAGAAAATTTAACATTTACAACTGCTACTGGTGGATCTATATCAACATCTGGAAACTACAAAATTCATACTTTTAATAACAGCGGACAATTTAATGTTCAAAGTTTAGGAACAGACGATACTTTTGAATATTTATTAGTCGCTGGCGCAGGTGGTGGCGGTGACGCTGGACCAGAAGGTGGCGGCGGAGGAGCTGCAGGTGTTATTGATGGTAGTCAAACTTTAAATTCAACGGGAAATTATGCAGTAAACATCGGAACAGGTGGAAACGGAAACGGATCTAATGGTGCGGGTGGAGATGGTAATAATTCAGTTTTTTCAGGAAACACAACTGTGACTGCTTCAGGCGGAGGTGGCGGTGGAGGTACTAACGCTGCGGGACGTACAGGCGGATCTGGCGGTGGCGGAGGTGGAGGAGCTAATCCAAATGGAGGTAGCTCTGACCAATCAAACACCGGTGGAACAGGACGTGGTAACGCTGGTAATAATGGTAATGCGCAAAACAATGGTTCAGGTTCTGGAGGAGGAGCCGGTAACCAAGGAAATAACGGTGGTGGAAACCAAGGCGGTCAAGGCGGTCAAGGTTTTTCAAGCAGTATTACAGGATCTTCAGTCACATACGGTGGTGGCGGTGGTGGATCTTCTTG